CGGGCTTGCGCTCCGCCCGTTGGTGACATCGATTTCCATCTCATCTGTCAGCGTGAAGCTGGCAGAAACAGAGCCCGGGTCTCTGAAGCATGTGCACTCGATGCTTTGCTCAATGAGTCCGGGGCCGCCCACCGGCGCCTCCGCCTTATCGATCTTGATCTTCGGCAAATGAATGTCGAACACATAATCCCCGCTCGTGAATTTCAGATATGCATGCAGCGCCGTATCCGCATCACGCCAGTCCAGGTATGTATCCGCCTCGTATCGAGGCACGGCAAAGGTGAATTTGATCTCTCGAAACCCGTTTCTCTGGGGCTCAAGAATCACCTCGCCCGTATTATCAAACTGGTCCAGGGCCATGTTGTTGGCCAGGCTCAGCTCAAAGGATTTGATGCCTTTTTCGCTCTCGCCAGCTAAAGCAGTTGCCTGTGCCGCAATCTTGAATTCCAGATCGGAGAACATGATCTTGGCCGCCGCATCCGCTGTGGAAAGCCCGGTAAGAACATCCGATGTGTTGGTGGCGGAATCCAGGTCCAGATCCTTTGCGGCCCCGCCGAGCTCGATATCCAGGGGCTTGTTTGCCTCCCCCGAGATCTTCATGGTGTCGAGCTTGCAGCCCGCATACTCCCACACGCTCACACCTTTGTAGACCGCCGCCGTGAAAAAATAGCTGAGGTTTTCCGCCAGGGCATAGGTATTGTCATAGAGATCCTCATTGGCGCCCGGCGCCCCCGCCGCGCCCATCACAATGGCAATCAAGAGATCGAGATCCTCATATGTCAATTTCGCCGGGATGGTAAATGGAAAGGTCTTGTTTCCCGCAATGCTTGCACCTGCGCCTGCCTTGCCCCTGAGCACCTCATCCGCATGCTTTTCGATCTCACGGCCGAATAATTCCGACACAAACGGGATGGCCTCGTCGACCTCCACTACCGTGCCCCAGTCATCCTCTTTTTTTACCCCTAAAATCGCCTCGAATCCTTTTCCTATGGTCATGATAAAACCTCCTTTTAGTCGGTTTCAACCTATCACGTCCTTGCTTCCGTTACCTGTGCCCCTAACTTTAGTTCTGCATAATGGCACAAGACAATCCCGAAAGTGCGGACATCAACGGTTTCGACCTGTATTCCTGCGCGTCCCGCAAGCGAGCCAAACTCCGGCACAATAGTCTCGCATGCATCATTTAATGTTGCTTTGTCTCGGAATGCAGCGCATATCCTATCAACCACCCCTTGAAATATCAGTTCGGTGGCATCCCCATCCTTCAATCCATACATACCCCGGATCACATATTCATAGACCCGGATATATTCCACATTGCTCAACCATTTTTCAGGTGTTACTGTTCGGCTAAACATCCAGGTATTTATCCGGCCATCGGCATCCTGGAATTGGTTTAAGAATTTTGTCCAATCCCGTGCCCACCGTTGATATTCGTGGACCACGCCTATGCCCGGCACCCCGCTCAAAATGGTCTTAATTTGCGTCCTGATCGTCGCCTCGCTCATTTATGCAATCGCCTCACAATTTCATCCGGGATCCCATTAAGGATACTTAAAACCCGCGCCTCATTTTCCTTAAATCCTCTGGCAAACATCTTTTTCCCTTTTGTGCCCCTCCGGGAAATGGCGCGGGCGATTAAAAACGCCACGCTGGCTGCTTCATCGCCACTATATCCAAGTTTACGCTCCACCCAGAACTGAATCGGGCCTACAGGCGGAAAATGCGGCTTCGTGCCCATTTCAACGGGTTCGCCCCATTCAACCGGCGTGCCCACAATTCCCACCACTCTTTCACCCTGTATGCTTACCTTCTCATGTATTGTGTCCCGCAGATGAATAGGGCCGGCGCCATAGGGCGCATTCTTTTTTATCACCCGCTCAAGCAGATTCACCGCCTCCGTGATCTTGGCATGCCTGGCGGCCTGCGACTCCTTTGGATATCGCTTTGAAAGCTCTTTAATGGCCGTTAAATCTGTCTTTATGCCTATATTAAACATGGTTCCCTGTTCACTGTTCAAAGGTTGAAATCCCAAACCCTGAACCTTGGTTCCACGTTCACCGTTCAACGGTTCAAGGGTTGAATTGTTTTTAACCGTGAACCTTTGAACTCATTCGACATGCTCATGGCCCTGAGCGGAGTCGAAGGGCTTTGAACCTCTTAACGGTATTTTCCCTTATGCGTCAACTTATCCCCCCAGCTCCCTTTTAGATCCTGATCTCTGATCACGCTTGCCGCGGGCGCCTGTCCCTCTTTCACCCCGAGGTGATCAAAATATGCCTTCCGATATGTCTTTGCCCTCGCCGCATAATCCCTCGACTTGCTGGTATGATCGACGCTATCCGCAGAAATAGCGCTATCCTGATCCTGGGCATAGTATGTGGCTAACATATCACAGAAGAAGGCCGCGCATAACGCCTGCGTTGCCTCCTCGTCAAAATCATTCACCGTGCATACGCTATCTGTGCATGCCTGCAACGCCGTATAAGTCACGCGAAATGACTCGGTTGCAGTGGGTTCATCTTCGAGAAATCGCAGATATTTCCCTGCCGGCTTTTCATAGAGCATCCATGCATCATCCTGAAGCATATTGGGCGTCTCATCATCATCGTCCACCGGATATTCCACGCTCTTAATCACAGAGAACCCATCATTCCAGGATGCGAGCAGGCTGACAGCATAATCGAACCCGCCGTCCCCGGACTCATCCTCCACTATCTCCCGTGGCCGGTGTTTGGAGTGTGTCTTGATCGCCTGGCTGATGGCCAGGATCTTCTCGGTTTCGCCCAGGGGCAGTTCGCCCCCTACAAAGTTGCCGATAGCCGTGATATAGTCCTGTCGTGTACTCATCTTTTTCCCTTGCCACTAAGGTACAAAGGCACTAAGAAAAGTAATTATAAAAACTTTGTGGCTTTGTGCCTTGGTGGCGATCTTAATTCTTAAAAACGCCGACGGCCTGAAACGTAAAACTCGTGCCACCCACCACGTATTTCAGCCGCACATATTTCCCGAAATTGCTGATCGCCGTTCTGTACTGGCCTATGGCCGTGCGCTGTGTGCAGCTCGTGTGATCGTAATACGTGGAATTATCGTCCGAGGTCTGCACTGTAATATCCAGGGTCGATGTCCCTGCCTCTGCCGTAATGCTCGTGAGGATCTGGCCCTCATTATACGCCGACACATCAAAGCCGGTCGAATACGCCGTTGCTGCCGTATAGGCGCCGCTCGACAGAAATGTAATTACCCTGGTCTTTCGGTCACTCGCCTGAGCAATGCTGCTAACGATGAGTATTGCGGCTATCGCTATAATAGCTATTATTCGTTTTCTCATTTCCTATTACTCTTCCCCCGGTTGATTGCTCAAGCCCAGATTGATATTGGTTTTGGTCAGGGCCAGGCCCATTATTGTTTCCAGTGTGCCGGGACGGCCGCGATTGTCAGTAATGATTTCTGTATCTTTTGTTTTAATCTGCACAAGGGCATCCGACTTGCTGGATATCTCCCATACCCGCCCGTCAGGATCTTTAATCTCCGTCTTGACATTCATCAAACCACAGCCGGATAATGCCATGAGGATCGCGACAATCGGGATTATAAATCCTAATTTATTCACTTCCTGTTTCCTCCTCCGCCTCGACCACCACCCTGGCCTTTTCCAGGTCCGCCATTCGGGCATGGGGCCGTGTTTTTGGCGCCTCTTCGGCCTCCAGGAATCCCTGCGCCTCCACCCCGGCCATCTTGTGGCCTGGGCGTGCCTCTCGGGTTAGTGTTATTTGCCACTATAAAGCCTCCTTTGAGCTCTCACTCAGCTGTATTTCCAGTATCGCCATCCATGCCAGCGCGATCATAGCGAGCACCGCGATATGAAAAAGAAAATTAAACATGCTATTCACCGCGATAATCATCAGGGCCATTCCGGGCAGGGCAATCTCTTTCCTTACCCGCCACCCCCGCCGCACCGTGTCTGCCAAGTATCCCGCCACAATCAAAGGAAAGGCAATCCCCATTTCAAACAATCCCTGGAGATATTCATTGTGGGCATATTTAAACCAGTACCCGTGAATTAGGTTCGTCCTGAAAACCTCTTTCCAGTGCCCGATGCCCGATCCCAGGAGCCAGTGTTGCTGTATGCAATTCCAGCCTATGTTCCATGTCTCCCACCGGGATAAAATACTGGGAGAATCGATAAAGGCAATAAAAAGCGCGGAGCCTGCGACTGCAACGACCACTGAATATAATAAGAATCCTTGAGTGGCCCCATAAACCATCA